ATTATTGTCGAATAGATTATAAGAGATCACGCTTTTATTTGTCAAGGCTCCTGCAAAAAAGTTTTTCAAAAATATTTTTTAATCATTTCCTTGGCAACTCCTCATGTACCCAGTCAACCATTTGATCTCTCAGTTATACTGAAGCTCATCGTTAACCGCCTTCTTAAAGTGCTTTTGCATTGCTTTTTTCACATCATCCACAGAGTAGGCCACCATCCAGATGCCCTTCCCCCTGCCGATGATTTCCTTTCCATTGTCAATCTGGAGCATAGTAGGCTTGTTACCTTTCTCCTTGACCTCAATGCCGACAAATCTCCCCCGGTAACATCCGAGAATATCGGGGATGCCCCTCCGTTGGAAGGGCCCCCCGTGTATTTTTCGCCAGTAGCCGGGGTAGTTGGCATTGAGAAAGTCAAGGATATTTTTGACCAATCTACCTTCCGGCTGTCTGGACATTACAACTTCATCCGTTTCTTGCCGTCTTTTTGTTTCGGAGCCGACTTGGACTTAGAGGATTTCTTCGGAGGAACCTCTTCTTCGTCATCCTCTTCATCGTCGAAGTCGAGGTCGTCCTCATCTTCTTCGTCTTCATCCTCGTCCTCATCGTCATCCTCGTCGAGGTCGAAGTCTTCATCGTCTTCGTCATCCTCTGTGTCGTCGTCTTCCTCTTCGTCTTCGTCGTCATCCGTGTCCTCGTCGTCCTCATCGAGGTCCTCGTCTTCGTCGAGATCCTCGTCTTCATCTTCGTATTCCTCTTCATCCTCCAGAGCCTTGACCCACCGCTTGCCTTGCTTTTCCACAGGGTACATTTCAACGACTTCCATCTTTTTGCGCTTCCGGCCTCCGGCCTGATACTCGCCTTCCTCGACGTACACTCCGAGAACCTTGCCGACATATTCTTTCAGGTTGAGTGTCATCTTACCTTTCGGGACAGATACACCCAGGGCCGTCAGGAAGTTCCGGAGGTTGAACAGAGCTTCCGGTTTCAGGGAGGTGTTGTGGTAAATCTTCTTGCCTTTGTACTCGCCGGAGATAATCTCCAGCGTCCACGAGATGTACTGGTAGCCAGACTCACCGTTACGGATTTCTGCCTTGGCCACCTTCACCACATACTCTCCAGCCGGGATTCTGGAGCCTCCCTCGTCCACTTGGGAGAAGTCGATCACAATGCCTTTTTCTTTCTTTGCCATGTGAGATCACTCCTTAATTAATTTTGTTGAGTTTTTTATAGAGATCCAGCACCTTATCAAAGGTGGGATTCTCGATGAAGTAATACTCTTCAGGAAGCGGAACTCCTTCAGGAGTCCTGAACTTGGTGTGGTAGGTGGAGCTGGGGCCGATTCTCATCCGGTAGACAGGAACCTTTTTGACTTTGGCTTTATCGCCCTTGCCCACCTTAACCTTTTTCTCCACCAGTTCAAATCTAGCGATAATGTCAACAGCCGCACAGACTGTTTCCCTTACCGCTGGGGATACCATCGGCACAACCAACGGGCTTCCTTCGTCCAAATCGTCCTCATCCAAAGACTTTTCTTGGAAGAGGAACAATTTGTGCATGGGCAGATTCCTGAACTTGGTGATCCAGTATTTCATGTGCTTGGCCATATTACCCCAGTCTTGGCGGGTAACAAGAACCCCGGCAGAGGTGTTATACTGCGACTGGATACCCATTACCCATTCCAGACAGACATCTGCCGCCTGTGTGCCAGTATCCCAGATGACGGATTGGAAGTCGTGCTCCCCACTGTGGAGGAACCAGTAAATCTGTTCGACTTTCTCCCAATCCTCCACCCGGAAGCCCTTGATGCCTTTCCCTCTCACGGAGAGGGTTCCTCTTTCATTGAAGTCAATGATCAGAGGATTCGGCATCGTTCCGGCGAAGGTTGTCTTCCCTCGGCCCTGCTTTCCATATCCGACCAGCGACAGGTAGAGCTCTTCTTGGTCGAAGTCGATCAATTCATTGAGGATTTCAAATTTCGTCCCTGTCGATGAGCCCTTTCGCTTCTTTTTCTTTTCGGCTTTTGCCACCCTCGTCCCTCCTTTCATATAATGCCCTGATCAGGCTTTCAGTGTCAAGACCTTGGAGTTCTGCATAGCAGAGCTCCTTGTATTCGCATCCCCAATCACACGACTTGTCCAAAGACCTTACCGGGTGATCGGAGAATGCTTCAATCTGATACCCTGTGAAGACGGCCTCCTGCAAAAGTGTCTTGATCAACGTCTTTGGCTTGTCCATCCTGTGCCTGTGGTAGAACTTCGCTTCGTTGCCTGCCAGTTTCTTCTTCATGTCGAGATAGTCTTTCGGATCAAGTCCGGCTCTCTTCAGGGCTGCTTTGTAGAACAACCAGCAGGTGTCGATGTTTCTCTTGGACATCGTTCCGTTTTGCAGGAGTTCTGGTTCTTTGGGCGGTTCTGTGCGAATGTAGTTGAAGATTGCTCCCTTGACTTCTTTGGGATCAATTCCCCACTTCTCGCACAGTGTCAGTACCACCCAGAAGTACAGGGTTGTTTGGACATCAGACATGCGGAACTCTTGGCTAGGAGGTTCCTTTTTCACAGTCTTGTGGTCAACGACCCAGATACCGTATTTGTCCCGAATGATCAGGTCAATGACTCCTTTGATGACTACTCGGGTTTTTGGTATCCGAATCTTGAATTCACGTTCGACTATCGGCTTCCCCTTGTTGTCCTTGACGACCTCCCACTCTTCGTCTTTGTAGTAGGCTATGTAGCCCTTCATCAGTCGGGCAACCTCTGTGGGGAGATCTCCATATACAGCCTTTTCTTCGGGGAATAGCTTGTCGAACTCCTCCTTGAACAGTTTCCACGCTTCTTTCCAGTCCTTCCCCTTGTAGTGGTACTCCAGACAACTGTGTACTACACTACCCTTGTACAGGGGAAGAGCCTTCGTTTTTCTTTGGAGATTCTGCCTGTATTTGTAGTGGTGTTGTTTCTGGCATCGCCTCCATGATTTAAGTTCGGAAAAGGATACTTCAATCAATTGTTCCATCGGCTTCACCTCCTTTTCCAGTTTTATCATAACATATTGTTTGAACCCTGTCAAGATATATCATTAAGATTTTTCTCTCTTGATTGATTTTGAGGTCGATATATCCCAATCAGGGTTCAGGTAGTTGTCAGACCAGTCTTTGAGGAACCCATCATAGTTCTTCACACGATAAACCTTGTCCTTTGCGAGATCCACAATCTTGAGGGACTTAAGAGTTTTTCCCCTTCGTTTTACCAGACTGGGCAATCCTCCCCATGTAAACCCACAATGCATGGTTCCTTCTGTGGTTTCGGCAATCCAACAGTATCGGATAACTTCAGGCTTGTAACCCAGAGCTACTGATACTGGAATCTTCCTGCTCATCATACCACATGACCTCCTCAATCATCTTCTTGATTTTCTTCTTGTCATACTTCACATCGTCGAGCTCTTCGGCTTCGCTCCAGTATTGTCCAACCTGAATGTCGGCTACGATGGGAACAGTGAAGTCCAGATCGAAGTATTCCAGAAGCGGAGTGTTTTCCATGACCCCTTCAGTATCGGTACAACCCTGTCAACCCAATCATCCCTGACCTCTACCATGATTGCATCGTGTACTAATAGTACAACACGGACGGCTTCCGGGTCAAGGAACCTGTGAACGATTCGGTCAAAGATGGTTGCGGCAAGCAACGTCAGGTCACCAGATGCGAAGCCTTGGACTGGTGAATTAATTGCCTGTCTTAGGGCTTCAGCCTTGATTGCTTCGTCTTCGGAGTCTACATCAGGTAGATGTCGTATGCGTCCATGAGGTGCCCTAACCTGTCTGGTTTTCTCCGCAATTCTCCGTTGACGTTCGTGCCAAGGTTTAAGCCCTTTGTAGAGGTTGAAAAACTTCTCCCGGTGTTGTTTAGCCTCTTCATCCGTGAGATCAAGTCCATAGCTGTCTTTTGCATATCGTTTGAACTTAACCCATGACATGCCGTAGACGTATCCGAAGTTTACCGCCTTGGCCAGTTTGCGAAGCTCTTTCTGTTTATCATGAGGCAAACTGCGGAACTGTTCTAACGTCATGCCCAGAAGGTCACAGGCTGTGATAGTGTGAATGTCCTCGCCAGTAAGATAAGCCTTGACCATTCTTGGCTCTCCTGACATGAAGGCAACTACCCGGAGCTCGATTTGTGAATAGTCGGCTTCAACAAACTTCCATCCCGGAGGAGCTCCGATATTCGACCGGATGAATTTATCCCTAGGTGTTTGTTGAGGATTGGGATCCTCAGACGATATACGTCCTGTGACAGTCCCATAAATCTTGAAGTTGGGATGCATCCTCCAGTCTTTGTTATTCGATTTTTCCATCCAAGGTAGAATGAAGGTATCCAGATACTTAGACCACTTCCGATATTCCATGATGAGATCACAGATGGGATGAACGTTCTTGAGTTCAATCATCGTATGTTCTGCTGTTGACGGTTTCCCCGTGTCTGTAACTTCAACAGGCTTTAACCCCAGTCCACCCTTCTTCTTCGGACTGAATAGGAAAGCACCTAACTGATCGGAACTGTTCCAGTTAATCTTGGTTTTAATACCTTTAGGTTTGGACTTTCCTTGCAACTCCCAGAAGTTATCGGGAACGTAGGATTCCAGTTTCTTTATGACCTCTTCCAGATTGTGAGCGGCCTCCTGATACCGTTCACCCAACCTCTTCCTATCTACCCACAGACCATGTACTTCTGTCCTTTCCATCATCCGTGAGGCTGGCATGGTAATGAACTTAAAGATACGTGCTGTCTTTTCATCCTCCAAGAGCCTATCCCTTAAAATCGGATACAGTTTCCGGGTGTAGATGGTATCAATGCCACAGTATCTTCCCATCGTTATGAGGTCTGTGACTTTTTGAATCTGGCGTCCTCTTTTGTCGAAACGATCCTCAAAGGTGATTTTTCCTTTGCCCCAGTTCGTGGCCTTGAAATACACTGTAGCCAAGAACTCCAACCCTTTGGGTGCATTCTCGTCGATTAGATGCTGTGCCAACAGGGTGTCGAAATTAAGATAGGGATCAAGTCCACGGGTACGGAGCCAACGATTGTCGAATTTTCCGTTGTGTGCTACTGTCCAGAACCACGGAGTCTCCAGATACTTTCTCAACTTCTTGAGTATCTTGTTTGCCTTGTCCGCCCATGGACTTTCAGGATGTTCAAGAGGGATAAGCCACGATCTGTCATCCCGGTCAGCTATGGCAATCATCCAGATTCTCGGTTGTTTTCCATACGGATTAAGAGTAAACGGACTGTTTCCTTCGGTCTCCAAGTCGTATGCTATGTACGACCCGGATTTATATGCCTTTTCCAGAGCCCTCAGGCATTTGGCCAGCCTTGCTTTGGTCGTCACGAAGTAAACCTTAAACTTCTCCTGTGCATCCCTTTTAGATTGCCCCCGAAGAACCCCCTCCATCGTATCCAGATCAGCCTTGAACAGAGGCTCATTCTTTGGGTTACGGAAAATGGATGCCGGATGAACCGTGGGTACAACCATACAGGTATGACTTCTGAAGGTAGCCTGAACAGGTTCACCCCTGTGTTTCATAATCCCTGACTTCTTCAGCACAGCCTGTAGTGGGGTATTCCCTAAGGTTACAATAACTTTGGGCTTTACAGCTTCGATCTCCGCTATCAGATATTCATGGCAGGCTTGAATTTGTTTTTTGGTTGGAGTAGCATTATCAGGTGGACGGCACTTCACCGCATTGGTGATGTACACGTCCTCACGTTTGATTCCATGTTCCTTCAGGATGCGGGTTAAGAGTTGTCCAGCCCTTCCTTGGAAGGGAAGTCCGCTCTTGTCTTCCGATGCACCCGGAGCTTCACCAACAAACATGATCTCTGCCTTTGTGTTTCCGTGTCCCATCAGGCAGACAGTTTTGCAATACTGGTGAAGATCACATTTCTTACACTTTGGGTCCCTTATATTTTTCAAACATTACACCCCCTTCTTCATAGTCTTCAGGCCCCTCATATCTGTAGGGGATGTCGTAAACTACTCTTTTAATCTTAGAGTTAAANTTCAGAATCACCCGTTTACACTCCTCACAGGGTTTATGAGTAACGTAAAGGGTGTAACCAGTATCATAAATCCCGGTTTCAAATCGGCCATACATCAAGGCATTTACCTCAGCATGTATGGCTGTGCAATGCCCATTCTTCATCATACAACCCACATCTTCACAATGCGGGGCACCGGGTGGATTCCCATTGTATCCAATGGAACGAATTTTATGATCCCGGTCAACCAGTACCGCTCCTACTTTTGCCCGTGGACATGTACCACGTTCGGCTACAACATAGGCAATCCTCATGAACATTTCGTCACGGGAGATTCTCTTCGTCATTTACTCTCACCACTCTTTCATTATAACATATCATTAATGATATATCAATACTGTTCCAGCCATTTCAGGAATTTCTTGATCTCCTTTTTATAGGGTTTTATGTTAACGAGTTCAAAGACTTGCTTTTCCCTCTTGATAATTATCAAGTCTTTTAATCCGGTTCGATAGAGATAGGAGTTTGGCTGGACGGGTTTGTAATAGGGTTTGTCCAGCCTCACTTGTATTGGGTACATGTAGTCACGATTAAGGTAGGGCTTGTCGATGTACTCGACTGTGCCCTTGATATTCAAGGATTTGACTTTAACCCTTTGCCCTACCTTAATCATGATCTTCACCACCATCCAAAGATAAATCTAGATACCGTGATCAGAATGATAATTGCCATGATAATAACAGCCCAAACGAGAAGGCGTTCACCCTCTCAATGAGGTGATTTCTGCGGCGAATACATGCAGGGAGTAGATATTCATCGTCAGGTTTCCCGGAATGACATCTTTCCACGTATCATAGTCCTTCCGTTTAACCTCGTCAAGTACCCACAAAAGTAATCGGCAGGCCAGATAAATGTCATCCCTAAAGTGACGGATGAAGTCACACGATCTGATGGGATACCAGATATGGAGCTTATCATCCCTTCTCATAAAATGGTATCCCAACGTGCAGGGAACCCTTCCACCGTGAACTGCTCCTGTGTCTTCCGGGAACCAGATAGGCAAGAACGCCTGACGAGTAAGCGGTTCACGGATGAGCAGGTTCACCAAGTCATCGAGATCCCCGTATTCATATCGGATACCTAATGGGTTCTTTCCCTTCCAGTATTCCGACTCTGTGGCCTTTGGCCAGATGCGTTCCATGTAAGTATGGGTGAACTTTCCGCCTTCCGTCCTGTGAACGTCATTGGACTTCTGCCGGACGTAATACGGCCAGTTCTTGTATTGTTCACCCGGATTGAGTCCAACCCTTCCAACCCGTTCAAGGAAATGATCATCAGCCCACGGAAGGTTGGGTTCGATTTGTCTTTTGAGCTCGTCAATGTCCGGGCTGACTTCACAGGAAAAGTGAATGTTGGTAACCTCGTATGATACCATGTCAGGCTTGCCCTTGACATTAAGACCCTGCCAATGGCCGACCGGAACCGGTTTCCCGTATTTGACCAGCATTTGCTTGGCAAAATTGATTGCTGGTTCAAAGCTACGGAAGTACATTAACATTTGACTCTTTTCCTCCTGTCGAGTTGAGCCCTGATTTCATCCAGATATGGGATTTCGGGTCTTTTCGATCTCATGCCTCCTGTTGATCTCCGATACGATTTCGTCAAGATATTGGGCTTCAAAGCGTGTCAGTCTTCCCGTCTTTCTCATCTTCTCTTCGAGCTCGTACCTTTTCGCGCGGAGCTCAGCATCACCGATCATATTGATGGGAACCCGGAAAATCATGTTTACCTAAACCCCTTTCTGGTGAAAAAGTCTTTGTCAATTGTGAGATCAACCTTGGGTATGAGAAGCGATTCATTGGGAACAGGCTTGATGAACTTATCGCTCTTGCCTTTGAGCTGAAGGTACGCTTCCGTTACCCTGCGTTGAGCCTTATATGTTTGATACTTCAACTGTCCTGTGGGAGAATATTTCGGGTTGAACGACTCACCATAACGGTTCGCAATGGTTTCTTGCCATTTGGTGAGATTGCCCATTTTGCCCTTGATCATGCGGATGAGTTCTTTCTCACGACCTGCGATGACCATGTACAGCGGAGCGGTGGTAGATGACTGGAAGAGTGATCCCGCTGTCCAGTACAGTTTGACATCTTTGGGTGTGAAGAACCCCGTGATCTCTCCAATAGTGGCAATCATACGGTTCATGAAGATTAGATCAACCGACCACCGGGAAGTTGTCTCATTCGTCCGGGAGAATACCGAACATTCCCAACCTGTTTTCTGTGAGTACCGTAGGGTCATACCCAACAAACAAGCACCTGTCCGATTCTCACGGGATTTGAAGTGCATCCCAATATCAGGTACGTACACTTTCCCGCGCTTCTCCACGTTTTTGTAGTGGATCAACCGGTTGATCATCATCTTGTATTCGTACTCATCGAAGTACAGGCGGAGAAGCATTGACCACTTGGTTTTGGTATAGCCCAGATCCGTCAGGGTATGATGACATTCACAGGTGTCGGAGATGAGGATGTTATGAAAGGAATGGACGCTCACTCCGGGTCTGGTAAAGTCAATAACGCTTTCATCGAAAAGAAACCTGTGATTGACTTTATCCCAAAGGTCGGTCAAGTCCTTTGCATGAACCTCCATCATCTTAGTAACCGACCTCCTGCCGTTGTCTGTTTATTTCGGCTTTACCCATGTAGAGGTTAATCAGTTGCTTCGGAGTGGTGATCCCGAACCGATAAGCCAGATGGATGAGATGGGTCAAGGCCAGAATCAATCCAGCCCGATAAACATTGATGTTGACCGGAGTGTGAGTTCTTTTCCAAGGCTTGTTCTTGAGCCTGTTCATGGCCATTCCGAGATGCTGAAGGAAAAGACTCACAGAGGAGCTCATACTGAAACCGAATTTCCTGACCCGATTGTATATCACCTCCAGTGGTTCAAAATCACTTTCGTCCAGACCGGAGGTGATGCAGAGCTCGACGAAGAAGTGAATGGCATCGACGATCTCCTCCTGTGCCTGCTCGATGCTGGTGCAGTCGAGAGCTTCGGCAACCTCTTCGATGCAGTACCACGCCAGATGCTTGACTCGGGCTTGACCAGCAATCGTATCTAGGTCCACAGGAACGTTCTCGTCCTGATACTCAAAGATGCGGCAATTTTCTTTTTCGATGATATGATACTTGTCCATGAGTTCTTTCTGCCTGTCGAATATCTGTTTCATGCTGTGACCACCTTCCCGGACCTCAGGTAGAAATACTTGTCGATCTCCTTCCACGTGGTTATGGCCGTCAGCGGATTGTCAATATCATAAACGGTGACATATCCGGCTTCAGCCCAAGGAAGGAAAATCTCATTGTATCGTTCGATGATTTTTGGAATTTTCTCTTCCAAGCCGTGAAGTTGCTCCCTCTCGTAAATTCTTTCGATAATCCGTTCAGGAGCCCGGTGACAGTAGATGATAAGTGGGTTGTGCTTTTTCAGCATCTTTTCGATCAGAACTCTTTCCGTGGGAGTAAAGCTCACCTTGCCACGGAACAGTGGCCCATAGACCAGTTCTGAAAAGTAGAATCGGTCAAAGACCATGCCATCCGTATTGGGTTTCATCAGAATTTCCCAAAGACGCTCCATATATGCTTGCGGATCTTCCGGAGGTCTTGTCTGTTTGGGACCGCTGACTGCCCCAGACTTCACCTTGAGGATCCTCTCTTTGAGGGTAGTTTTGCCTGTATTATCGCAACCTTCGATGATGATCATATGCATTTACCCTCCTTGTCCAGTACGATGTGGTAATATTTGAGGTTGTATGAGGCAATCATCCCAGCCTCGGATACAATTACAAGATCCCCTTGGATGCCGAGAATTCTGTCCACAACCACTGTGGTTTTTTGGTACATGGAATCACCTCCTTAAACAAGTTCCTCGGGTTTCTGTTCAGTCAGTTTGTCTGCCAGACTCTTCTTCTCCCGGAGGGCTGTCATAATCTTTTCGTCTATGGACTTCCTCATAATCAAATGGTAGTAGATGACGGGCTTGTTTTGGCCGGGTCTGTGGATTCTGTCCTTCGCCTGCTGGTAATGGTCGTATTTAAAACTCAGGCTGAAGAAAATGGCTACATTCGCGGCTGTCAGGTTGATGCCTACACCACCTGTGGCCATATTTACTACAGCCACATCGTACTTGCCTTTCTGAAAATCTCTCCTGATTTCGTCCCGTTCCTTTACATTAACCCTGCCGTCGATGACAGCACAGGATATTTTTCTTTTCCTCAGAGCCGTTGCGATCTGGTCAAGCTCCCACCTGAATCTGGTGAAGACGACCACCTTCTCCCCATGAGCGCGGTGTATATCAATGATCTCCAGAGCCGCCTTAATTTTCGCCTCATGAATCTTAACCTCCTCTCTAATGGGACGGTCCCTGTGATCATATCTGCCAGTCTCCACAGAAAGGAATCCACTGGTAAGTTGCTGGAACCTGAGGAGCTCTGTGAGAATAATTTCTGCTGTGGCTTTGCCTTGCTTGAACTCGACCAGTTTTTCCTTTTTGATCTGGTCATAGATTTTACGGGTTTTGGGGTCCATGTCAATGGGTACAACGATGTCTTGTCTTTTGGGCAAATCGAGAACCTTATCCTTCTTAATAACCACGCTATATTTTCGGATGATCTCCTTGAGTTCGTGGAGCCTCTTGTATCTCTTAAGCCTCCAGTATCCGCCTTTAGCCATAACCCAAACGGCATAGCGGTTCTTGAATTTCGTCCATGAGTACGGAAAGATTTTTGGGTTCAGGAAGTTGAGTTGGGCATAAGCATTGAGCGGCCAGTTGGGAAGAAATGTTCCTGTCAGAATCAATGCCCAATCAGCATGTTCCCTTATGGCTCTGGCACCACGACTCCGTTTCGATGTAGCTCCTGCTATGTAGTGGCTTTCGTCTGCAATGACACCTTGTGGTTTCCACTTGATCAGTGAACCCTTTGACCTCCACGCAGAGTCATAGGAAATAAGGAAGATTGTGAGCTTGTCCGGGTTCATGTGGTTCTTGATGAGTCTCTCCCGATTGGTTCCTTCCAATCTGATTACAGCCCTGGGAATGGACGGAGGCAGATGGGTTTCGATTTCCTCTTCCCAAACACCTAGGACAGACTTGGGTGCGAGAACCAAGATGCGCTTGTGTCCGTCACGGAGGTAACGGCATCCAATATAGTCAATGGCGATCTTCGTCTTCCCGCACCCGGGGTCTGCCAGCACTCCAAGATTGCCTTTCTTTAAGGCCATCTTGAGTGTTTTGATCTGGTGCTTATAGGGCTTTGTGTGGAACTCATAGTACATCTAAATCACCACAGGTTGTTGTATGTCCGAACCCAAAAATCTCTTGTTGACATTCCGCACACAATACATCTATAATCGGAAGAAGGATATTCGATTCCATCAATTTCAATCGTTTGCCATTTTCGGAACTTTCTGGGCTTCCGGCAGTAAGGGCACCATAACTCACCTTTCCGGAGCCTAACATCTTCGGGTTTCGGAAAAGCCTTTTGTCTGGAGATGATTTCTACTTTCACGTCCCTGTGTATGTACTTCTTCCTGATGACCTTGGCGATCTTCTTGGTACGTTCCAGACAGGCTTTTAACGATTCCCCTTCTTTTCTCGGGACCACTTTTATGATTTTCTTTTTTTGTGTTCTGATGCATATGCCCCAAGGGCCGGAAGGTGATTCAACGGTCTTCTTCATTCAACCACTCCTCGGCATAGGAGCTTAGTTTGTTCTTCAGCATCATCAGGTACAGCAACAGACCCATCGGCTTTTCGTCCGATTTCATTGCCTGATAGGTTGCATCCAAGATGCCTTCCACAGCAGATACAAGAGAAAGCGGATTAAGTCCAATGATAAATACGTTTCCAGAGGTTTTTTCATTGTCCATTTCGGTGACACAGCATCCCACCGTTCCGATACCTTCCATGCGGTTTTCATTCAGACTCCCGTCATGCTTGACCACCTGAATATTCATGCTTACCTTCCTGGGCTTTTTCATAACTCCCCATATCGTTTGCTGAATGCTTTCATTCATCATCAGTATCACTCCGCTTCGGATAAATCTTTCGATTGTATTCTATGACATCGTTCGTCAAATGTCAACATCTTTTTCAAAAAACAATTGAAAAATTATGTCGAATCAATTAAAATAGCAGTAGTAAATGTCGTCTTCTGTAGAATGGCTTCCTATTATATATGTCGAAGGAGGGAAGACGATGGAACGGATATTAAACACACGGGAGATTGCTCGCATGTATGGCGTAAGTCTCTATCAGGTTCACTATGCCATACTGACGGGTCGAATAAAAGCGCAGAAGTGGGGTCACATCTATGTGGTCTACGAGAAAGACCTGCCGGATAAGTGGCCTGTATTCAGAAAGGGGAGAGGACGGAGGGGATGATGCGTGGAAAAAGGGCTCAAGGTTATATTCTCTGTGTGGGGAAAACGTAAGGGTTATGTCTTCGTCCCCGCCAAAAACTTCTCCACCAAAAAGTGGTACGAGCGATGCTTTGAATGGCCCAAGGAAAAGAAGAAAATAGCCCGATGGCTAAAAAAAGCAGAAAGTGATGGGCTCAGCATATATTGGTGTCCGACTGTATTTGATCAGCCCATCAGGAAAAAGGAATACGTCCAATCCGTTCACTGTCTGTGGGCTGACTTGGACGAAGTGAACCCGAAAAACATCAAGAAGAAACTTAAGCCCCATCTTGCCTATCAGTCATCTCCGGGCAGATACCAAGGCTTGTGGTATCTGGACAAAGATTATGACCCGGATGAAGCAGAAAAAATCAATCGCAACATTACCTATTATCTAAATGCAGACAAAGGCGGATGGGATCTTACCCAGGTTCTTAGGGTTCCTGAATCAAGAAACTCAAAATACAAAGGCTCACCCAGAGGCAAGATTCTGTGGAACAAAAGAAGGTTCGTATCTTTGGATTACTTTTCGTTCGTTCCTGAAGTTGAGGACATTCATAATGAAGGTTTGGATGGGGATGATGTTTGGGATGATGAAGCCGACCTCCATCAATTGGTTGCGAAACATCGAAAACGAATCAAGGGTAAGTTGTTTGACCTCATCTTTGCAACCCCCGAAGAGGTTGAAAATGAAGACCGTTCAGAGCGCCTTTGGGAAATTGAGTGTCGTCTGCTTGAACGTGGAGTACCCCTCGAAGATGTTGTTAACATTGTACGACTATCGAATTGGAACAAGTATCGCGGTCGTCGAGACGAAAAGAAACGTATCCTCACAGAAGTAAAGAAAGCATATGCTGAGGTCGGCCATAAGGTCATTGCTGAAGACGAAGAGCCCAGGTTCAATCGGATATGGACAACATATGAAGACCTCATGAGTATGCGAATCAATGAACCGGGCTGGTTGATAGAGGGGTGGTGGCAAAAAGATTCACACGGGATTGTAGCAGGTGAGCCCAAAACGTACAAGTCCACCTTGGTCGCCGATATTGCCGTTAGTGTAGCAAGCGGAAAGCCACTATTCGGACGTTTTCCAGTACATAACCCGGGACCAGTCATACTGATTCAGGAAGAGAACTCACCTTTCCTGATGCAAGACCGTTTCCGCAAAGTAGCCAACCACAAGGGGCTGCTGAAAGGAAAGGTCAAGGTTCTAAGCAAAGGCAAGGTTAAGGTTAAGTTTCCGCCTATCCTGCCGATCGACTTCCTGAACAACCAAGGGTTCAACTTCACAGAAGAGGAATCCCGGGAGTTACTGGAAGAGAGGATTAAAGCCGTAAAGCCTGTGCTGGTTATCTTCGACCCGTTGTATCTGATGTTGGGTAATACCGATGAAAACAGTTCCAAAGATTTGCGCCCACTTTTGAACTGGCTCATCCACCTGCGATACAAATATAAAACCGCTATCATGGTTGTCCACCACTGGAACAAGAACGGGGCATCTACCCGTGGAGGACAGCGGATGCTAGGTTCAGTAACACTACACGGTTGGGTAGAGTCAGCCATCTACTCCATGATCAAGAATGAGGAAGAACACGAAGTCATTATCGACCGTGAGTTCCGGTCATTCCCTAAACCCAAAAACATCGAGATCAGATACAACATGGGTAATCCCGGTGACGACACGTATAAGCCCGAGATTATCGACAGTCTGCCTAGCGTGGAAGACGAGATTCTCACCAGTCTTAAGGGCTCAAGTGGAATATCCGAACGGGATCTTGAGGCCATCACAGGAATGAACCGTGTGAATCTTAAGGCGAAGCTACTGGAAATGGAGAAGAAGGGCTTAATCTACTGTGACAAAACCAAGCGTCCACCTCTTTGGTTTGCTAATCGAGAGGAGGCCAAGGGAGAAGATGAAAAAGAGACGGGATAAGCGCTTTGGCATCAACAGAGTAATCGAAGAGGTTCACAGAGCCTATGACTTCCTCGAACGTGCCAGTCTGGAGTCTGCTGAAAAAACCCTGAAGGAGGAGTTCGGGTTCGGCAAAGTGAGGCTCGCTCGTTTTAGGGAGTCATACCTCATGAACTTCGGGGAAGTCACTGAACAAATGGTTCTGGAGATGCGTGCAAAACTTGAAGAAGAAAGGAAGATGATGAAATGACCAAAAGAGTTCTTATCACCCACAATGATCTCGATGGGATTGGCTGTGCGATTTTGTTTGCGAAGTGTTTTCCTGATGCGGCAATCGTCACTACTGACTACAACAGGGTGAACGAAGTCGTTGAAAAACTCCTTATTGAAAAACTCCTTAACCGCGAAGAGGATATAGACATTCTCATCTCTGACATTTCCGTGAATGAAGCAATGGCAGAAAGACTGGACAAGCACGGAAAAGTCGGTCTGCTCGATCACCATGATACCGCCAAGTGGCTGTCTGAAAAGTATCACTGGGCCCACGTTGATTCGTCCAAATGCGGAACACGTATGGTCTATGAGATGTTTTCTCAGCGCTTCCACTTGGAAGACTATGCCAAGTTCGTGGATCTCGTCGAAGACTGGGATCTGTGGGGACAAGCCACAGGAAAGGATGAGCCCGGAAAAGATGCCGTGAAACTGGAGCTCCTGTTCGGATTCTTGGGACATTCAAGGTTCTTCAACATGATGGTATCAAGCCCTAAGATTCCGGAGAAATACATCGAAGTCGTGGAGATCCTGTGGGAAAAGTTCTACAACTACGCAGAAGAGAGCATTAAGCTAACCCAAATCCACAAAAAAGACGGATACAAATTCGGGATTTGCATAGCCGAGAGGTATAAATCTCTTGTCGGTCATGTTCTGGTCAAAGAGCTTGATCTTGAATACGTGATACTCCTTGATCCGAGACGTGGACAGGGTTCACTCCGTGGCAAAGGCAACATCCATCTTGGGGAGCTGGCCAAACAAGCCGGAGGTGGAGGTCATCGCAAAGCGGCAGGATTCCCGTTGGGCAATAATTCTGTACAGGCAATCCTGAATATGGTATGATCATCTCTTAAGGAGGTGAAGGGTGGTGAGAGGTTCGATCAAATTTTCCAACGGCAAGGTGGTTTACTTCAACGACCAGAACATGAATAAAATCTTTGACCGTCTCACGAAAAAACAAAAGCGCCAAATCAAGCGCATTCTCTTTAAAAAGATGCGGAGCCCAAACGAGTACAATATCAACGAAGAGGTTTACGAATGCTGGCATGAGGATGTTTTTGGAAAAAATGTTCAGCTTAAAGGAGGAAGCAAAAACGGTAGCACCAAGATAAACAAAAAGGGTTCCCCCAAGCTGATACGCAAGTGGGATGAAAAAGGAGACCGTGAGAAAAACCTCACTTGGCTCCACGTTGTTGG